AAGATGTAGAAGTAGCAGGACTTGTTACTACTAGGCACTCTAAGTTTATTAATGTAGTAAGGAGTGACGAGTACCATAGAGTACATTGTGATGAGCCTGTTTGGACATTACTCTTTATGGGTAAGAAGCAACAAGACGTTACAGCTAAGTGGCGAGATAAAGTTTATCCTTACACTAGACTGACAAAGAGATATAAATAATGGCAGCTAAAAAGAAAGATTCACGATTAACTAACGCAGGTGTATCAGGTTACAACAAGCCTAAACGTACACCTAACCACCCTAAGAAGTCACACGTAGTAGTAGCCAAAGAAGGCGACAAGATTAAGACCATTCGTTTTGGTGAGCAAGGAGCTAGTACAGCAGGTAAACCTAAAGCTGGTGAGTCTGACCGCATGAAGGCTAAACGTAAATCATTTAAAGCAAGACACGCAAAGAACATAGCTAAAGGTAAGATGTCAGCAGCTTACTGGGCTAACAAATCCAAATGGTAATACTTTACATTACCACCAAAATATGGTATAATATTCTATGACTTACTTAGAAGTAGTAAACAATATATTAAAACGGTTAAGAGAACGAACGGTAGCTACGGTTAATGAGTCTACTTACTCATCGTTAATTGCTGTACTTGTTAATGACGCTAAGGAGTCAGTAGAAACTGCTTGGAGTTGGTCAGCACTACGTAACACTTTAACAGTAACTACATCGTCAACTGTGTTTAACTATGAGTTAAATGGTACGCTTAGTAGACTTACCACACTCGATGTTATTAACGACACTGATGATGTATTCATGAAGCACAAAAGCTCACATCACTTTAATGAATTATTCTTAAACAGTACACCACAAACAGGCTCACCGTACTACTATAACTTTAATGGTATCAGTGCAGATGGTGACACGTTAGTAGATGTGTACCCAATACCTGATGGTGTATATGAGCTAAGATTTAACGTAGTCCAACGTACAGGTGATTTGTCTGATGATTCAGATACTATCCTTATACCTACTAAGCCTATTGAGTTATTAGCCTACGCTATGGCCGTAGAGGAACGTGGCGAAGATGGTGGTATTAATCCTGTGTCTGCTTATTCTAGAGCTACTACGTCATTAAATGACTTTATTAGTTTAGACGCTGCCAAGTATCCAGAGGAGACTATCTGGTATGAAAGCTAGAACAGTACTAGTAGAGAACTTACCTACTACTAACGCAGTGCTTTATACAGTGCCAGACAACGTTAGAGCTAAGTGGATACTAGCTTTTGTGTCTAATGGTACAGGTTCTACAATTAGTGACGTGCATCTTAAGATTGAAAACGATGAAACTATTACTGTATTAGGTTCTAAGTCTTTAGGCTCTGGAGACTTTGTGCAATTAAAGCAAGATGGTGGCTATGTAATGCTGGAATCTGGTTATAGTATTACAGGTGATGCAGGTTCTACAGGCGTATCTTGTATCCTAACCTTTGAAGAAACACCTTACCTAGTGAGTACAGTGTAATGGCTAAACCTTTAGTAACAGCATCACTAGTAGCTCCCGCTTTCTTAGGTTTAAATACCCAAGAGAGTAGTGTAGCTAATAATCCTAGCTTTGCACTAGAGGCTAACAACTGCATCATTGATGAGTTTGGTAGACTAGGCGCACGTAAAGGCTGGCTGTATCGTACTAGCTCAGGTGGTACTAGCACTAACCTTTTGGGTATGCACCCATTCTTAGATATAGTTGGTACTAACACATTAGTATCATGGAGTGCTACTAAGTTTTACACAGGACTATCTACATTAACGGAACGTACACCAACTACCACTGATACTATTACTGCTGGTAACTGGTCTAGTGCTACGTTAAACGACAGAGCCTACTTCTTTCAACGTGGTTACAAACCACTGTATTACACTAACGAAACTACACCAAACGAATTTAAGTCAATAGACCAACATGCTGACTACACTGGTACAGCACCAGCAGCAGATATTGTTATGTCTGCCTTTGGTCGTCTATGGGCTGCTGATACTACAAATAACAAGACTACAGTCTACTTTAGTAACTTACTAAATGGCGCACAGTGGAATACAGGCAGTGCTGGCACACTAAACATTAGTGGCATACTACCTAAAGGCCAAGATATTATTACTGGCTTAGGTGAGCATAACGGTAGGCTAATTGTATTCTGTAAAAACCATATTATTATTTTTGCTGACGCTGATAGTTTTCAAGCCAGCTTTGATGTAAATACTTTACAGTTAGTGGAAGTAATTAGTGGTATGGGTTGTATCGCTCGTGACAGTATACAAAACACAGGTGATGATATTATCTTTTTATCGGCTACTGGTTTACGTTCACTAGGACGTACTGTCCAAGAGAAGTCACAGCCAATGAATGATTTGTCTAAGAATGTACGAGATACATTTATGGACATTGTAAACAGGGAAAGTAATTCAAGTTTAATTAAGTCTTGCTACTTCCCGGAGGCAGCATTTTACTTAATTAGTTTACCAGAGGCTAAAGAGATATTTGTATTTGATACTCGTGGTACATTAGAAGATGCTTCATTACGTTGCACTACTTGGAATAACTTAGACCATACTGACTACGTGTATGACGCTACATCTAAGACGATGTACGTAACACAAGTTAATGGTATTGCAGAGTACGAAGGCTATAACGATAACGTCAGTAGCTATCTGATGTCCTACTTTACTAACCACTTTGACTTTGACCAACCTAACATTAACAAGTTATTAAAACGTGCGGCAGTTACAGCTATTGGTAGTTCAACCCAAGCATTTACTTTAAAGTGTGGTTTTGACTACACTACTAACTACTTTAGCTTTTCATTTACTTTAAGCCAATCAGATGTATCTGAGTATGGAGTAGCTGAGTACGGAGCTAATGCAGCAACTGTAGCTGAATACAAGTCAGGAATAGCACTAGAAAGACTAGACCAATCAGTAGCAGGTACAGGCTCAATAGTACAACTAGGTATTGAAACAACAATCGATGGCGCATTACTAAGCGTCCAAAAACTAGACGTTTACGCTAAACAAGGCAGGATTATATAATGAGTAACTATTCTAAAACCACAGACTTTGCAGCTAAGGATGCACTGGCTACTGGTAACGCTAACAAGATTGTCAAAGGTACGGAGATTGATGACGAGTTTGATGCGATACAGGTGGCTGTAAACTCTAAAGCTAATACAAACAATGCTGCACTTACAGGTACACCAACTGCACCTACAGCTACAACAGGTACAAATACAACACAAGTAGCGACTACAGCTTTTGTCCAAACAGCATCTACTACTGCAAACATATCAGCAGGTACCATTGATAACGCAGTAATTGGTGGAACTACTAAAGCTGCTGGTACATTTACTAACGTAGTGGCTGATTACTTGCAAGTAGATGGCGGAACCTTAGCTGTAGATAATATTAATAATAGAGTTGGTATTAATAGTAACTCTCCTACAACTGATTTAGATGTAGTAGGAAATGCAAAAGTTAGTGGTACGCTTACTGCAACTGGTAATGTAACCGCAGCTAAGTTAAATACTACAGCTATTGCTACTAAATCTACTATGACAAGTAGTGATGTTGTCCTAGTAATGGATGGGAATGAGATTAAAAAAATTACACAGGCTACTCTTGTAAATTTTACTCAAGCTAGTGTTCAGGTGGCGAACACTGGCTGGTCTCCTCAAAACACCTATTATACAGAAGCGGCTGCTATTGCATGGGCGCAAGCAGCAGCTAATGCAGCTCA